TTGCTGCCATTGCCCTACAAAGAGCCAAGTCAGACGCTTTTTGCGCTTTTAGGCTTTACCGTAGAGGCAGGCCAGCGGCTTGCAAGCACTGCAGACATGCAGGTGGGAGACGGCAACCAACAAGCGGCTGTTGGCACTACAATTGCACTGCTTGAGCGCGGTTCGATGGTCATGTCGTCTATTCACAAGCGTCTGTATTACGCTCAAACGCAAGAATTTGAAATGTTGTTCAGGGGTTTTGGCGACTATCTGCCGGATGAATACCCTTATGACGTGCCGGGGGCGTGTCGTTGTGTCAAACGACACGATTTTGACAACATGGTCGCGGTATTGCCGGTGGCCGATCCAAATATCTTTTCGGCTGCCCAGCGCATTACTTTAGCGCAGACGCAGCTTGAGTTAGCGCAAAGTGCGCCCCAAATGCACAACATCTATGAAGCTTATTACCGGGTGTATCAGGCCATGAACGTGCGGGATATTGATGGCATCTTGAAAGTGCAGACAAACCAAAGGCCTATGGACCCTGCCAGCGAGAATATGGAGGTCATTGACGGCAAGCAGTTGAAGGCGTTTGCAGGACAACAGCATGACGCGCATATAGCGTCACATCTGATTATGGGCCTTTCTCCGTTGCTGCAGGCGAATCCAATGGCTGTTGCAGAGCTGCAAAAGCACGTTCTGGACCACATAAGGCTCAAAGCAGAGGAAGATGCGGAAGCTGAATTATTTAAGGAATACGGCAATGATCCTGATCGAATGGTGTCAGAGATGCAGCGTGAGGCTTTGGTTTCGTTGAAAATCTCTGAATATATGATGGAAATGAAGCAGTTACAGAGCGAATTGTCAGGGGTGGGCGAAGAAGGAGCGGAAGACCCCATTGTGGCATTGAAGGCACAGGACCTCCAGCAACGGGCTGCGAAAGATCAGGCAGACATTGCGCTTAAAGAACAGGGGCTGCAGAACGAGCAGATGCGAATACAGGAAAACGCACAGGCTAACGACGAGCGTATTCAGTCCCAAGAAAAAATTGCTGCAGAAAGGTCTGCGGTTGCCCGTGAGCGTATCTATGCGCCAAAAGAAGGAGGAGGGGGACCTAATGCCGCTTAAAAAAGGCAAAAGTAAAAGAACCGTCAATAAAAATGTAAAAGAATTGGTCAAAACCTACAAAAAAAGAGGTAAAATAGGTACAAGTAGACCTGCAAATGCAAAAGCAGCCAGAAAACAGGCGGTGGCAATTGCTTTGGATAAAGCAGGGAAGTCAAAGAGAAGATAAGACGCCTTCCAGACAGTGGCGTTAAAACTGTCTGCTTATACATGGAAAAACGCCATGCTTGATTTCGCTGAACGCGTTCTAAGAGAAACTAGAAAGCTAGAAACAGATTCACAACAGATTGTGCTGAACGGTTCCGTCAAAGATATGGAGCGGTATCGGTTTCTTATGGGCCGTCTGGACGGTATTCATCTTGTGGAAGACATAATTAGGGATGAACTGAAGAAATACACTGAAGATTAACCGGAGGAGAAATGGCAAGAGGTAAAAAGAACTGGATTCAGAAGGCGATCAAGAAGCCGGGCAGCTTGCGTAGAGCGGCGGGGGTTAAGAAGGGCCAGAAGATCAGCGGTAAGGAGCTGACGAAGCTATCCAAGTCTAAGAACCCTACTACCAGAAAACGAGCCAACCTTGCTAAGACCCTGAAGGGATTCAAGAAATGAGTTCTAAACTAACGGCGCTAGAGAAAAAATGGCAAGGCTCATCTCCTTCTTTGGAAGATGCCTATGGCGAAGGGGGCAAAATAAACGAGGAAGGTATTCCAGAAAGCGTGCTTGATCTTGTGCCGCAGCCAACCGGATGGCGGATTACATTGCTGCCTTATCGTGGTGCCACAACAACAAAAGGCGGTATTGTGCTTGCTAAGGAAACTCAGGAAAGGAACCAATTAGCTACTAATGTGGGTTGTGTATTAAAAATGGGTCCTTTGGCGTATGCCGATGCCTCTAAGTTTCCTCATGGCCCATGGTGCAAGGAGGGCGACTGGGTGATTTTTGGTCGTTACGCTGGGTCACGTATTCAGATAGATGGTGGAGAAATAAGGCTTTTAAACGATGATGAAATTTTAGGCACGGTAAGTGATCCTGAAAGCATCTTGCACATCACGTAGGAGAAAATTAATGGGCGAACCAATGAAAAACGAAGAACTCCAGATCGATGTGGGTGAAAACGAAGAAGAAACAACCGTTGAAATGAATGAAGACGGCACTGATGCCAAGGTTGCAGAGGAAGAAAAACCTGTAGTCGAGGAAGAAAGGTCAGCTCCTGATTCAGATGACCTAGACAACTATAGTGAAAAGGTTAAAAAAAGAATTGACAAGCTTACGGCGAGATTGCGTGAAACAGAGCGCCGTGAACAATCGGCTCTTGAATATGCGAAAAGCATTAAGTCCCGAAATGAAGAGCTGCAACAACAAAACCAACAAACTGCAAAAGAGCGAGTGGGGGAAACCAGCGGGCGTATTGAAACTCAGATTGTAGCGCTTAAAAACGTGATTAAGCGCGCCAGAGAAGAAGGGGACATTGACACAGAAACTGAAGCACAACAAAGGCTTACAACTACTGTGTGGGAGCAGCAGCAATTAAAACAGGAACTACAGACGCCTCAACAACAAACGGCAGCGCCTGTCCAGCCTCCCCCTGAAGCATTAAACGCTCCATCCGCATCAAGGCCTCCTGACCCTAAAGCGGAGGAGTGGGCCAAGAAAAATCCGTGGTTTGGTGAAGATATCGTTATGACAAATACGGTACGGGGCATTCATGTCGAATTAATTAAGAACGAAGGGTTTGACCCTTCGGCTGATGAGTATTATGATGAGATAGATCGCAGAATGAAAAATTTGTTTCCAAAGCAGTACAATGGCGACAACGCTGCAGATTCTGCGCCAGATAACAGGACCAACCGGCCCGTGCAAACGGTGGCGCCTGCAACCCGATCGTCGGGAATCAACAATTCAGCACGCCGTACTATAAAGTTGAAACCCAGCGAGGTTGCAATCGCTAAAAGGCTGGGGGTTCCACTTGAAGAATACGCTAAACATGTGAAGAGGTAAGCCATGAGTGACAGCGACAAAACTGTACCAAAACTTTCTCGCAGCGATCGTGAGGACGAAACTCGCGAAAAAACTGCGCGTCGCAAACACTGGGCACCTCCTTCTCGTTTAGAAGCGCCAGAAGCTCCTCCGGGCTATAAGCACCGTTGGATCAGGGCCGAAACGGCAGGACAGGAAGACCGTATAAACGTGACAAGCAAACTCCGCGAGGGGTACGAGCTAGTGCGTGCAGAGGAGTATCCTGAATTTGACAGTGTTATCTCAGACGGAAGCCATAATAAAGGCGTCATTTCGGTCGGAGATTTACTACTAGCCAGAATCCCTGAAGAGACAGCAAACGAGCGCAGAGAGTATTATTCAAGTCGGACCCATGATCAAATGCGGGCTGCGGACAACGATCTCATGAAGTCGAACGCACATTCGTCCATGAAAATCGATGCTCCTGAAAGGCAGTCCCGTGTAAGTCTCGGAGGACCGAGGTCGTCCGAATAACCTGTTATTGAAGAAGGACAAGCATCATGGCTAATGTCGATAAAGCTTTCGGGCTGCGTCCGCTTGGAAACCTGTCTGCGTCTGGTTCACAGAAGCAGTATGGGTATGAAATTGCGGATAATCAGGCCGGTGCCATCTATCAGGGAGATTTAGTGACCCTTAAAGATGGTTATATTCTTCAGTTCGATCCATCGTCGCATACTGCGGCGGTAGGCGTGTTCAATGGTTGTAATTATGCTGATCCAACCACCGGAAAGCCTACGTGGAAGAACTATTACCCCGGTTCGGTAAACATCACACAAGGCAAAATCACTGCCGACGTGATGGATGATCCTAACCAATTGTTTTTGATCCAAAATGACGGCACTTCTGTTGCCGCCAATTACGGTAAAAATGCTGACATCGTTGTCGGAACAGGAAGCACCACTACTGGTGTGTCTGCTAACGAGCTTTCTACCTCCACAATCGCTACCACCGCTGCGTTAAACCTGAAGATTGTAGGTTTATGGGATGTCCCGAATAATGCTATTGGGGAATTCGCCGTAGTAGTAGTTAAAATTAACGAACACCTGTACGGAAGTGCAGGGGTTGCTGGCCAATAGGAGTAATTAGACATGGCAATATCACGTTCGCAACTCGTGAAAGAGCTGGAACCCGGTCTAAATGCTCTTTTTGGACTGGAATATAAAACCTACAAAGAAGAGCATTCAGACATCTATACTACTGAATCTTCAGACCGAGCGTTTGAAGAGGAAGTGATGCTCTCTGGTTTCGGTGAGGCGCCGGTAAAATCTGAAGGTGCAGGGGTCGCTTATGACCAAGCACAAGAAGTGTATACCGCTCGCTACTCCCATGAAACTATCGCTTTGGCGTTTAGCCTGACTGAGGAGGCCATTGAGGATAATCTCTATGATCGCCTTTCTTCTCGCTATACCAAGGCTCTGGCCCGCTCAATGGCCACGACCAAGCAGATTAAAGCTGCTAACATCCTGAACAACGCATTTACCACCTCTCTTGGTGGAGACGGCGTCGCTCTTTGTTCTACAGCTCACCCGACTTTGGGCGGCGCTAATTTAGCAAACGAGCTTGCCACTTCTGCGGATTTGTCCGAGGCTTCTTTGGAGCAGGCATTAATTGACATTGCTGCCTTCACCGATGAGCGTGGGCTAAAGATTGCAGTTCAGGGAACCCGACTAATTATCCCTAAAGAACTTCAGTTCACGGCGGATCGTATACTGAAGTCAACTCTTCGAGTTGGTACTGCGGATAATGACATCAACGCGATAAAAAACATGGGTATGATCCCACAAGGCTATTCAGTTAATCACTATCTGACTGACGTCGATGCGTTTTTCATTATGACAGATGCCCCAGACGGCATGAAAATGTTTAACCGTGTGTCTATGAGCACAGGTTTTGAAGGAGACTTTGAAACCGGCAATGTGCGTTATAAGGCCCGTGAGCGTTATAGCTTTGGCTTTAGTGACCCTCGCGGCATTTTCGGTTCGCCGGGTACTCCGTAAAAAGTAGTTGAGTAAAAAGGGGGCACTTGTTGCCCCCTTTTTTATTGCTGTTATACTACCCACTCATCCTGACTGCGTTCCACTAGGAAGCGGCAGACTTTAGCCACGACAGGAGAACCATATGGCTACTCATCACAATACCCCCGTGTTGTATAACGGGTATGGCGCAGGCTATCGAGCTTTGCGTGAAATGCCCATTTCTATTAACCCTGATTTCTTTGAAATATCTGATGATTTTGTTGGGATTGCTTTGAATTCCACTAATGATTGGACGGTAGTTAAAGATTCAGGCGCTGCTGTGGCCCTTGTAGCAGATGCTGTTGGTGGTGAATTAGCCCTAACTTCTACTGCTACCACTGATAATGATGGTGCGTCTATTCAAGGGAACGAGGTTTTTGCAGTAGCAGCCAACAAAAACATCTATTTTGAAACACGCCTTAAATGCACTGATGCTGATCAGACGGATATTTGTGCAGGACTAACTGTGAACTTTGCTACTAATCCTGAAGCTATGCTGACGGCAGCGGATCGTATTGTTTTTCAGGTAGACGATGGTGACGCTTCCATTCTGTGTAAAACTGAAAAAGATGGTACGGAAACGTCTACTGATTCAGGGATTGATTTAGTCGATGCCACTTATATTCGCCTTGGTTTTTCAGTGAATAGCACGGGCTCGGTGAAGTTTTATATAGATGGCTCACTGGTGGCTACACACAGCACTAATATCAACGATGACGAAAACATGACTGTTGCTGCTATGAGCCTTTCCGGTAATGCAACAGGTACTCGTGTTACTACTCTGGATTATATTATTGCTGCTGAAACTAGATAATAGGGGGCTTTATGGCTACTGCTAAGAAAAAAGCAGTTAAGAAAAAAGCAGCCCCTAAAAGGGCAGCTCCTAAACAAACGACTCGTAAGAAAGCAGCTTCTTCTTTGCCTCCTGTAGGGAGTGCAGAGCGTAAGGCGATGGTTTTACGAGGTGAGATTAAGGAGGGCAGCTCGTGAGCGCTAGTAATATCAAGGCAGTCACCAAGACCACGGATGCTTCGGCAGTTGTAGGTCGCTGTCGTGTATACGCGATCTATTTCACTAATTCAGCGACAGGCTCTTCGTTTGCCCTTAAAGACGGCACAACCTCCGGCGGCACAGAGCTGGTAAGTATTACAACGCCCGCTGCAGCAGGTGGGCAACAACTTTTTATCCCTGATGCAGGGGTGCTCTTTGAGACAGGCATCTACATTGATGTAGCTGATGCCCATGTTTCAAGCGTGACTGTGTTTTTTGAGGGCGGTGATCCTCAGTGATGAAAAAATATAAGTGAGGTAATTGATATGGCAGGACGTGGAATGGGAGCAGCCACCAAAGGAGGTGGCGCGGTGTCTAAAGGACCCCGAAACAAAAAACTTTCGTCGCCAAGTAAAAAGGTACAAGTAATGATGAAGAAAGGCGGTGCAGTCAAGAAACGCAAGGGCGGCCCTGTTTGTGGCTACAAGGGCGGCCCTGTTTGTGGCTAAGAGCCGGGGAAGCTGATGGCGACTTCAGGAACAACTGTCTTCAACTTACACATCGACGATCTTGTCGAAGAATCTTTTGAGCGCTGTGGAATGCAAATGACGGCAGGCTACCAGCTGTCTTCTGCGCGTCGTTCCTTAAACCTGCTGTTTGCTGACTGGGCCAATAGAGGCCTGAACCTCTGGACAATTGAAGAGGCAACGTCTGCGCTAGTGGACGGTACTCGTACCATTACACTGGCAACTGATACTGTAAATGTGTTATCGGCGGTTGTCAGAGACACAATCAATGGTGAGCAGCAGGACATCAATATAGAAAGGATAGGCAGAGAAGAATACCTGAATCTTCCAAATAAGCTGACCAAAGCAAGGCCGACCCAGTATTATGTGGAGCGAAGTAATACGCCGACGGTATATTTGTACCCGACATCTGGTTCGAGTTACACCTTTGTGTACTATAGGATTAGACGTATTGAGGATGCAGGCGATTACACTAACACGTCGGATGTGAATTTCAGGTTCCTGCCGTGTCTGGTTTCAGGGCTGGCTTATATGCTATCTCTTAAATATGCAGCAGACAGGGTTGGTTTGCTAAAACAGATTTATGAGGAAGATTTTCAAAAGGCGGCGATGGAAGACAGGGACACTGCCAGTAGTTATTTTGTTCCGCAAGTGGAGTATTAGGTGGACACGGCGCTCGGTAAATTTTCGTATGGGCTGTGCGATATGTGTGGCCAAAGATATCGTTATCTGGAGTTAAGGAAAAATTGGAAGGGTTTCATGGTCTGCCCTGAAGACTATGAGCCTAAATCGCCTCAAATTGGGCAATTAAAATTTAAAGGGGATGCGATTGCGTTATTGAGTCCACGTCCTGACAGAACGGAGCCGGTAGTGGTTTTTGTGGGATTGCCGGGAGACTCTGCTTTTCAAAGTGAAGGGAGCGCATCTGATACGACAAATATGCAGCCTTTTCCTACCCAACGCCCTGTTGAAGGGGTGGGTAGCGTGGGCATAGTAACCATAGTGATAAGTTAATGAATTACAGCGAATTATTGACAAATATCAGAAACTACACCGAAGTGGACAGTAATGTCTTTTCGGACGCTGTGATTAATACGTTTATAACGATGGCAGAAAACCGGATTCTTAGGGACATTGATCTGGATGTATTTAAAAAAGAATCTTATGGCACAATGACAGATGGAAACAGATTTTTAGCTGCTCCAAGCGATATTTTGACGCACCGTTATATGTTTATCACCGTTAGCGCTGAAAAGGTCTATCTGGATTTTCGTGATACCTCCTTCATGAAGGAGTATTGGCCTGATCCGGCCACGAAAGGAGTTCCAAAATATTACTCAGTATGGGACCAAAACACCTTTTATGTGGCTCCTACCCCAGATAGCAATTACACCGTTCAGTTGGGCTATATTTACCGACCAACACAGCTTTCTTCAGGCAATACAACGACTTGGATAAGCACAAATGCGCCAGAAGCTCTTTTGTATGCGACCTTGATTCAGGCGTATAGTTATACCAAAGGGCCTCCTGAAATGCTGCAGTATTTTGAAACAAGCTATCAGCAGGCAATTCAAGGACTTGGAATTGAGCAGCAGGGCCGTCGTCGCCGTGATGAATATCGTGATGGCATGATTAGAATACCTATTAGATCGGAGTCGCCCGGACCATGATTGGTGCAAATGGTGCAATGCAGGTAGGAGAGATAACTTTAGCCACTGTGTCTGATCGAGGTTTTACGCCTGAAGAGCTTGCGGAACGAGCCCTTAGTAAAATCCTTTACGCAGGGAAAAATAGTCATCCCCTTATTCAGGAACAGGCAGAAGTTTTTAAGCATCAAATTCGGGGGGTGTTGGTGGAATCCATGAAACAAGCTATTCGATCTAATCACACTACCTTGGCAAATCGGTTCCGCGATGCGGGACATCCAGAACTTGTAAAATTATTGGAGATATGACATGCCCATAACTGTAACCACTGCAATGCCCACCAGTTTTAAAGTTGAACTGTTAAAAGGGTTACATGACCTTCAGAACGGTGCTGATGCGCTTAAAATAGCGTTATTAAAAGCTACTGCGTCGGGGTCAGGAACTTACGGTGCTGCAAGCACTAACTATTCTAATATCACTGGAAACAGTGACGAGACAAGTGGCGCTGGTTACAGCGCTGGTGGAAACGCTCTAACGAACGTAGACCCTGTTGCCGATGGCACTACAGCGGTTTGTGATTTTAGCGACACTACGTGGTCGAGCGCCTCTTTTACTTCATGCGGCGCAATGATCTACAACACCAGTAACTCTAATTCTGGATGTGCGGTGTTGAGTTTTGGTGGCGACCAGACTGTTAGCACAGGCGATTTCACTATTCAGTTCCCTGCCGCTGGGGCCTCTACTGCGATCATCCGGATCGCCTAAAGGCCTAAATAGTGGCAGATAAAATTGTATATCTCGGTGGTCCATGGGGTATAGCTGGTTGGGGTGATGGCGCGTGGGGGGACAATGGAAATGTCTCTGTAGTCGGCACGGGTGCAATCGGAACAGTAACTTTTGCCACTGATGAAAACATTGTTCCGATAGGAGTGGCAGGAACAGGCGCAGTAGGAACGGTAGTTCTATCCTATAGCGGGTCTGTAATTCCGACAGGCGTAGCAGGGACAGGTGCAGCAGGGACGGCAGTTCTATCCTATGACTGGACGGTATATCTCGGTGGTCCATGGGGTATAGCTGGTTGGGGTGACGGTACTTGGGGAGCGAGCCAGAATACCTCTGTAGCAGGCACTGGTGCAATCGGAACAGTAACTTTTGCTGCTGATGAAAATATTGTTCCGACAGGCGTAGTAGGCACTGGTGCAATTGGGACAGTCGGCTTTATTCTGGATGAAAATATTGTTCCGATAGGAGTGGCAGGAACAGGCGCAGTAGGAAGTGTAGTTGTATCGTTTGCGGAAGTTGTTATTCCGACAGGTGTAGCAGGTACAGGCGCAGTGGGAAGCATTACCGCAGTGTCCACGGTAACTCCTTCCGGTGTAGTAGGCACAGGCGCAGTAGGAACGGCAGTTCTATCCTATAGCGGGTCTATAGTTCCAACAGGGGCAGCAGGAACAGGCGCAGTAGGAACAGTAGGTACTGCTACCGGAGAAAACATTGTTCCAACAGGCGTAGTAGGCACAGGTGCAGTAGGAACGGTAGTTCTATCCTATAGCGGGTCTGTAATTCCAACAGGCGTAGTAGGCACAGGCGCAGTAGGAACGGCAGTTCTATCCTATAGCGGGTCTGTAATTCCAACAGGGGTAGCAGGAACAGGTGCAATTGGGACAGTAACCCGAGGGGGCTGGACTATAATAGACGATTCGCAAACACCGAATTGGACGGAAATAGACGACTCACAAACACCGAATTGGACGGAAGTGGACAAAGCGGCGTAGGAGAAATAAATGGCAACTTATGTAAATAATCTAAGATTAAAAGAAATTGCAACTGGCGCGGAGAGCGGCACTTGGGGCACGAGCACAAATACT